AGTAGTCCAAATAAGTCTTCCATTATGTTGTTTTATTGGTATTAATAAAAGGATGTATATGGGTAAAGATAAAGGTATAATAGTTGGTATGACTAAAGACAATGAACATGAGACAAATTCAACACAGCCAAAACTAAAGAAGAAACCTCCCGGCAATCCTAATTTCAAGAAGGGTATGCCTTCATTAAACCCAGCGGGGAGACCTAAGGGTTCTGTAAATAAATACGTTAAGTTATCAAGAGAACTAATGTCCGATAGAGGACCTGAGATCGTACAGAAGGTTATTGATTTAGCTTTAGATGGCGATAGACACGCACTTAAGATGTGTATGGATCGTATCTTACCCACAACCAAGGCCGTAGAGATCACACACGATCATCAAGACCTTGGGATCAACATTATTATAGATAGTGTTAAAGCAATCAATAAACGAGAAGAAGAAGAATTTAAGACTATAGAAGCAGAATACACTGAGTCTGTGGATGGCTGATCTTCAAGTATCACTCCATGATGCACAGATGGAAATCTTTAGATCAGAGAAGAGATTTAAAGTGGCCTCATGTGGGCGAAGGTTCGGCAAGAGTTACTTAGCTGCTTGGATATTAATCATCAAGGCACTACAGTCAGAATCTAAGGATGTATTCTACATTGCACCTACGTTCCAACAGGCTAAAGACATCCTGTGGAGTATCCTTAAAGATATAGGCAGGGACGTAATTAAAGCTGCACATGAGAACACAGCTACCCTTACTTTGGTCAATGATCGTAAGATTTACCTTAAGGGTTCCGATAGACCAGATACTTTACGTGGTGTTGGTTTAGCTTATGTAGTTATGGATGAGTATGCGTCGATGAAGCCCGAAGTATGGGAGATGATTATTCGTCCTACTTTAGCGGACGTTAAAGGTGGTGCTTTATTTATCGGTACACCCTCCGGTAAGAACCACTTTTATAAGTTATGGCTTGATGCACAAAAAGAAGAACTAACGGACGAGTGGGAAGCATTCCAGTTTAACTCTACAGACAATGAGTTTATGGACCCTAAAGAAATTGAGGCAGCTAAAGCCAATATGTCTACACAGGCATTTAGGCAAGAATTTGAAGCTACCTTTGAGTCCTTTTCAGGTGGTGTCTTTAAAGAGGAGTGGGTACGTTATGTTGACGATGATGAAGTCTTTGGGGACAAAACTAAAGAACAAGGTAGCTACGTTCTATCTGTTGATCCTGCGGGGTTTGAGAATGCTGAGAAAGATCGTGGTCTCAAAACCTCTAAGCTTGATGAGACCGCTATATCTGTGGTTAAAATCGTAGGTGATACATGGTTTGTAAAAGATATATTCCACGGTAGATGGGGTATTAAAGAAACTGCACAGAGGATTCTGGATGCAGCGGAGGACGTTAAGGCCACTACAGTAGGTATTGAGGCAGGAGCATTAAAGAATGCAATCATGCCCTACATGGAGGACCTGATGCGTTCTAAGAATAGATGGATTAACATTACCGATACAAGACACGGAGGCCGTAAGAAGCAGGATCGTATTGTGTGGGCATTACAAGGAAGAATGGAACATGGTAAGATTAAATTTAGGAAAGCGGATTGGAACCATCATTTCGTATCTCAGATGCTGGACTTTCCCAGTTCTCTTTCCCATGATGATCTTCTGGATTCTCTAGCCTATATTGATCAAGTATCAGTAGCTGACTTTACAGCTTCAATAGAACTGGATGATTATGAAGTATTTGATGTTGTATCAGGGTATTAAATTTAAAGGTAACACAAATGGCAAGTGACTCTAAAGACCTCGCATACAACGATCCTCAAGCACCTTTGAGTGCTTGGGTTATTAATCGTGTAGAACAGTGGGAGGACCACAGGAATACCAACTATGCCAACAAGTGGGATGAATACCACCGTATCTGGCGCGGTATATGGTCCGCTGAAGACAAGACTAGAGGCGCTGAGACTTCACGTTTGATCTCTCCAGCCACACAACAGGCGATTGAGTCCACTGTAGCGGAGCTTGAGGAGGCTATATTTGGTCAAGAGAAGTGGTTTGACCTACGTGACGATATAGCGGATCAGGACCCTACAGACGTTAAGATCATTAGAGTCAATCTACAGGAAGATTTAGAGAGAGCTAAGTGTAAGAATGGTATAGTTGAGTGTCTACTTAACGCAGCCATCTATGGTACAGGTATAGCTAAGATTAGTGTGGACGAAGGTACACAAAAGACCCTTAAAGAGTCCCCTATCCCCGACACATTGACTGTAGATACAGTAGTTTATGAAGAAGACTTAGTTACAGTGCGCTTAGAGCCACTAATGCCACAGGAATTCGTCATTGATCCCACTGCAACAACCATTGATGAGGCTTTAGGCGTAGCACAGATCGTAATTAAGCCTAAATATGAAATTATTGATGGTATTAGAGAGGGTATTTACGACGATAAACCCTTAGGAGCATACGATAAGGCAGACTTTGGCTTTGATGTAGAAAATGACAGTGTAGCTACGGATGACGATAAGGTTAAGATCACCGAATACTGGGGAAGAGTCCCTAAGAAGTTCCTTTCCAATAATGCAAGCTTAGGTGATGATTTTGATTATGATGATGATGAGCTAGTCGAGGCTGTAGTCATTATAGCCAATGATTCTGTGGTCCTACGTGCAGTAGAGAACCCTTATCTAATGGGTGATAGACCATTTGTAGCCTTCCAATTAGACAGAGTACCTAAGAAGTTCTGGGGTAGAGGTATTGCTGAGAAAGGCTATAACCCACAGAAGGCCCTAGATGCCGAGCTACGTGCGCGTATTGATACCTTAGCCCTCACTACCCACCCTATGATGGGTGTGGACGCTACACGGCTTCCTAGGGGCGTTAAGTTTGAAGTTAAAGCAGGAAAGACTATCCTAACCAACGGTGATCCACGTCAAACACTGATGCCACTTAACTTTGGTTCATTAGCCAACAGTTCCTTTACTGAAGCATCAGAGCTAGAGCGTATGGTACAGATGGGTACTGGAGCAATCGACTCTCAGACTTCAGCGGCTGCTAATCCACGTAACGGGACTGCTTCAGGCATGTCTATGATGCAGGCTGCTTCAATTAAGCGTCAAAAACGTACCATTATGAACTTCACTGAGAACTTCCTAATACCCTTTATTAAGAAGTCTGCATGGAGATACATTCAATTTGATCCACAACGTTACCCGGCTGGTGACTATAAGTTCATTGCGTACTCAAGCATGGGCATTATGGCTAAAGAGCTAGAGATGACACAGATGATACAGTTGTTGTCCATGACACAGCAAGGAACTCCAGCATTTAATATTATGTTGTTGGGTATCTTTGAGAATAGCTCAATGACTAACCGTGAGGATATGAAGCAAGCCATCATGCAAATGAACCAACCTGATCCTAAGCAACAACAGTTGCAGGAAATGGTTCAACAGTTAGAACTAATGAAGCTACAGATTGAGATTGAAGAGATGAAGGCTAGTGCCACTCTTGACATGGCTAAGTCCGCTAAGATACAGAATGAAATGCAGGAAGGTCAATCAGAGAAAGTAATCATCAAGACACAGATGGACTTTGCTGAGAAGATGGCTAAGATTGAGAACCTACGTGCAACTGCACAGAACATTCAATCAGAGACACAACGTAATGTACCTGAAGTAGCACACCTTCAGTCAGAGACTATCCTTAACCTAGCTATGGCTAGATCGAAAGCGCAGGGAAAATGACAAAACCAGCTAAAGGTAAAGCAAAAGTTAAAATTACTTCATCCGGTCAAAGAGTTTCTTATGGACAAGAAGGTCCCGCCGCAAAAGGGGGACGGAGAGTAAAGCCGGGGACATCTAAAGGTGACGCATACTGCGCTAGAAGTCTAGGTATAAAAAAAGGACTATCTAAGAAGAAACAAAATAACCCGAATACACCCAATAACTTATCACGTAAAAGATGGAAGTGTTCAGGAGCTAAATCAAAGTGAACAACCAATAAAGGAAATAACATGGCAGAAAAAGATAGTAGTGTATCTTGGGGTTCAGTCCCCAGAAACGTAAAATATGAGTTAGCATCAGCTGGTTTTGCTAGAGATAAAGAATCATGGAAAAGGTTAGGTGTAACTTTACAAAATCAGTTAATTGGAGTACATAAAAATAGCAAGATACTGGATAAAACTCCCGATAGGATTGATTTCAAAAAGGAATACTCAGTAAGACGAGATAATAAAGTTAGAAAATGAACGATCAAGAATTTTTAGAACAACGTCTAGACTTATGTAATAACGAAGCTTGGGGCCTCTTTATAGAAGAGCTTACCTCTATGGCACAATCGTTAGAAAACATAAAAAACATAGACGAAGAGAAGACCCTCTTTTTAAACAAAGGGGCGGTGGGTATACTTGATATGATAATAAATCTCAAGGGTACTACCAGACTAGCGTTGGATCAATTAGACCAAGAGGCCTAACTCCAGCATAATTTTAACTCCATAATCTTTATAGACGGAGGATTTGCAATATGAGTAGTGTAGTTGTTGAAGCGGTACAAGAAACCCCAGAGCAAGCGGCAGAGTTTACGGACATTAATGAGGCTCCTATAGAGGAACAACCCATTGAAGTACAAGAGGAGGCAGAG